TAACATCCATCTACCAAAATCAGTTTGACCATCCACTTGGTTTTGTGGAGTGCTACCCCATCTCATTGGGATTATTTTTATATTATGTTTGTCCATTTTACGAAGAGATTTCAATAAATCTCTACAATGGTCACCATAACCACTTCTCGTAAATACTGGTCCTTGAAATACTAATGTTTGCTTATTCATAACTCTTATTTAATTTTAAATACATCAAATGTTTTACGAGGTTTCCAATTTGCTAAAGTGGCATCAATACCATCACTCATTGTTTTAATCATATTAGTGTGAGATAATCCCATTTGATTAATAAATGCTTCTCTACCTTCCAATCCATTAGCTTCTCTTTCCTCTTTTGGAGTTTCATACATTTCTAACATAGCCTGTGCCACTTCTTCTAAATCAACTCTATCATCCCAAATGTAAGGTGTAGGAACTGAACCTGCTAAACTTCTACTTCTACTCCAAACAGGTCTAGCCCAACTTCCACAATCCAATTTATCTTCCCACTGTCTCCAATCATGCAATGAACCCAATTCAATATAATCATCAGCTTCTATCAATGCGCCATCTTTTGTAAAACCTGCTTGGTCTTGCAATCCACCCGTAACGTTAATAATAATTGGAGTTCCAGCCATTACTGATTCTGCCGTTGCTAATCCGAATCCTTCGTTGTTAGCGATGTTGATTGTGCAATCTGCGATATTGTATATAAGATTTAATTCTTCAACCGGTCTACGTTTATCTGAAAATATGATATTAGCTTTAGATGCTACAGCTTCTATTACTTTAGGTAAATCAGTTCCATTTTCATCAACAGGCTGTGTGTGCATTACTAAACAAACTTTCTTTGCTCTCTCTTCACCAATCATTTCACAAAAACGATTGAATGCCCAAATTACATCAGCTGGTTGCTTTCTACGAATGTTTCTATTACTCCAATAGAATACGAAATCATAATCTTTACCACCTAAAATTTCTTTACGGAATTCAGGCGTAACTGTTGCTGGTTTGTAAACATCCGTATTAATTCCGTGAGGAACATAACTAACTTGCCAAGGTTGTTTTGGTTGCCAAGTCTTTCCATTATCCAATGCTGATAATCTTTTAACGATACCATAGGTTTGACGAGAAATACAACCAATCCAATCACAACTCTCATAGTAGTTACGATTGTATAATGGGTCTGGCAAATCATCCCAAATTGCATAGAATAGAATTGGAATATTTTGTCTAATTTCATGCTCAATCTCATACAACCAAATCCAATATCTTGGGTCAGTAAAGTGTAAGATAGCATCAGGTTGTTCTGCATTAATTAGTTGTCTAATCAAATCTGCATTACCATATCCATTCCAAGGAAGGATTTTAACATTAGCATCAGCTATGCCTGTTTTATTTCTGATATCTTCACTTAAATCTAATACTCTACCTTGCTCCGGGTGATTGATTGCTGCTCCTACTTGAAACCAATCATATTTGTCTACTGTCCCAACAACAAATTCCTTTGACATTGTGGCAATACCACTTGCCATCCTTAAATCATCCGAAAGTAATAGGATTTTTGGTTTTTTCTTTGTAACGTTTTCCATTAAGATTTTTTGTTTTAACAATTAAAATTGAGAACCGCTGATTTGCAGTTTTAGATATTCATTCATTTCGTGTCTAAACCCTTCATCGGTTACATATCTTTCTACAGTTCTATTAACTAATTTTTGTAAAGTTACATCCGAATCGAAAGATACTTTCTTAAACGATGAATAAACATCTTTAAGAAGCTTTACGGTTGTAAGTTTAGTGTTATCATTTTGCTTCATACTAATTATTTGTTTGTGTATATATAAATATAAATATATACTTCTTAAATTTTTAGTAAAAAATTAAGCTATTCCATCACAAATTTTTCTATTAAAGAATTCACAATACTTGCAATTCTTTTGACCTTTGCCTGGATTTTTGGTATATGGGATATCTAATCTCCTATCTCCATTCTCATCAAACACCACATCTATGAACTCCATAAATTCAGAAAATGCTTTGTTTACCGATGGAGAACCATTGGCAGGTATGTGTTTTGATATATAAGGGATTGGAAACGGAGATTCTTCCATAAGTTTGCGTTTCATAATTTGAAACTCAACTCTTATTTTTTGTAGTGGAATATTATATAAATCGGAATAGAACTTTTTGTATATAAGAATTTGTGCATTCTTAATCTTATCTTCCTTTTGATATTTGTTCCAACCTCTAGTTGAAGTTTTTAAGTCAATTATAACAATTTCACCCGATGATACATCTTTCAGAACAATATCTATAAATGCTATAAAATGAACACCTGGCTTAATTTCATAATTCATTGGTATCTCAATACCAACCAATTCAAATCCACTTTTTGTATATAGTTTTTCAACATGCTTTTTAAACCACTCTAAAATTCTTCTACCATCACCATAGAATTCTTCCAATTCTATTTGCTCACAGGGAGCTCCCTCACTCATCTTTTCTCTTTCCTTTAGAAACTCCTCTTTTAGTTTAGATAGTAGCATCTTATCCATATCAAGCTCATTTGCTTGCTTTTTAGATACACCATAGAATACACTTAGATAATGCTGAATTACTTCGTGCATTGCCGTTCCGAAGATGGTATGGATATTAGATGAACTTTCACCTAACTTATCTATATAGTTTAGTTTGTATTGTTGGGGACACGATGAATATGTGCTATATTGGGAGAAACTTACTCTTGTCATATTTTGTTATTATTGTATAAAGATACGAAAAAACTCTGATATATCAAAATTTTAACTTAAGTTTCTTTATGATTTTAGGGTCAGTTCCGTAACTTTCCGCTATATTATGTAAAACCTGATGTCCTCCTTTGATTGTATATAGAATATCCACATATTCCTCAGCCTCCGTTTCTGATACCTCATAATACTTAGAAACCAGCTCCACTATCCATTTCTCATACTTTTCGGATGATGCTGGTCTCATATACTTCAAAAATGTCCTACTTTTTGGGATAATATCAATTAATGCCAAATACAAAGCCTTTGGTGGTAGTTCCTGTAGTAATGGTTGTAATTGGGCTACCGTAGCTACCCAATCAGTATTCATAGAAAGGAATCTAAGAACCATATAGTTACTCCATGTCTTTTTATCTGCATCTTCTAATGTATCCCAATACTTAGGATTTTGAACATCGGTTATTTGTTTTATATGGTCAAATAGAGTTACTGCCATTATTTTTAACTTTTTTATTTCTTAAATCTTTGAATAAGATAATTTTTTGATTTTCACCAGTTGGTTTTACAAATAATTCTTTTAATTCTTCACCGGTGTGCCATTTCATAGAAGATGATTTGTGTTTTGGTAACCCTGCTGTTTTACCAATTATCTTCCAATTATCAGCCAAATAAACTGCTCCAGTGTTTCCGCCGGCTACAAATGTTATCATCCATTTTAAATCATCACCATATTTTTCTTTCCAAGCAATTGGTGCAAGTAATCTTAATTGTTTAAGAATTTGAGTTCCTGCGTTTGGTATTTTTTTAGTTAAACAAAATCTCCAATTATTACCTATTGAATTAAATAGGTCTTTATATTCAAATTTATTTACTCCCAATTCAGTAAGAATATCTTTTGGTGGTGGATATACAGATGAACCAATTCCTATCATTCCGATTGGATATTGTGGAAAATTGTTATCTTCATATATTAACCAATCAATTCTTCTACCTACCGATGCATTACTTGCAACATATGAATGATGATTTTCTATTATATTTTTAACAATAGTTTTTTGTTCTTTTGATTTTACCTCAACTAATGTCATAAAATACTTATCTTATTATTCTGCTTTTAAGCCTGGAGGCAATAACTCATTAAGAACTTCACCACAATCACCACATAGAAATAATTCTATAGGTAATACTTCATCTTTTTGTTTGTTTGTAACTAATTTAGATATCTTACGAAATCCAAATCCTTGCACAAAAACTTCACCACCGCATTTTTCACATGCAATTGCTTCAGTCTTTGTTAAATCCAATGGTTGAATTTGTTGTTCACCAACTCCTGTTCCATCTGCTCCTAAAATGTTTGCCATATTATCCGATTAAATTGTTTATTTGAATTAATGTTGCTGCCGTTGGTATTTCCTTATCAATACATTGTGCATGATTCAATTGACCTTGTGATAATTCAATGATTACATTGGCTGTATTGTTTGGTGCATATTCCTCCACCTTTTCATATAACAAAGTATATAAATCCGTAAAGTCCGTTACCTTACTATCGATAATAGTTTGTCTTAGTTTTAGATAACGATTTCGTTTATCATCCTTTGATTTAAGAATCTCAACTACTTTTTGTTTATAATCACCTTCCAATAAATTTTTAGTATCAACTTTTAATACACCTTTGATAGAATTCATTTGGCAAGTATTAATTACCTTACGAATATCAGGATAATTAGCATCAATGATTGGAACTAAATCTTTAATATCAAATTCAATATTCTCTGCTTTCAAAATCTTACTGATTTGAATTGCTACATCCTTTTTAGTTGGAGGAACGATTTGAAATGATTGACATCTACTCTGAATTGGATCAATTACTTTCTCAACATAGTTACAAGTTAAAATGAAACGACAATGTCCACTAAAAGTTTCCATTAAGTTTCTTAAGATTGCCTGTGCGTTGTGAGTCATATAATCAAACTCATCCAAAATAATAATCTTAAATGGTTTGAATCCCATAGAAGATGCGAAGTTAGTGATTTTCGTTCTTACAGTATCAACATTGTTTTCCGATGATGCGTTGATAATCATATAATCACATTCAATTGATTTTACGATTAACTTTGCTAATGTAGTTTTACCAGTACCCGCTTTTCCATACAATAATAGGTGTGGAATTTCACCTGCTTCTAAGTAACCCTCTACTTTTGATTTTAAATGTTCGTTACCTACATAATCAACAAGCTTTGATGGGCGATATTTCTCTACCCAAAGGTTATTGTTTACCTTTTCTTCGGTTTGTTCTATAAACATAATTTATTTTTTATTTTCCTGTTGAACCAAATCCACCATCACCTCTTTCGGTTTCTGATAATTGTGTTACTTGCTCAAATTCAATTGGAGGAAATGGAATAATCATAATTTGTGCAACTCTATCACCTACTTTGTAGTAGTCGTTTGGTTGCATTTGATTTACTTTCATTTCGTCATACATACCTTCACCACCAAATAATTTATTGAATGTAGCTTGTAGTTCACCTCTATATCCACTATCAATTACACCAACCGAATTACTTAATTGTAAACCAGTCTTTCTAATTGAAGAACGAGGGAATACCAATCCTACAAATCCGTTAGGTATTTCCAATGCTATCCCCAATCCATATGTTATTTGAGTTGGCGTATCTGATATGATTGATGTTGCTATTACATCCATTCCAGCATCACCTTCTTTAGCGTATGATGGAATTTTTGCCAATGGACTAATCTTTTGTATTTTCACTTTCATTTTCTAAACTTTGTTTTAATAATTCTAATTCTTTATTTTGAGAATCTCTTAATGCCTTACCCTCTTCCGATAATTCTCTAGCAAACAACTTAAATGATTTTCCGTTTTTGTGTTTAAATTGTATAAAAGAATTTTCAGTATTATTAAGTGTAAGATTTACGGTAGGATCTTTATCATAGATTATATCCTCACCAGTCCACGCAAATATTTGTGGTTCATCTTCATCAAATTGAAATACCCATTCACAATTTTCATACTTGTTTGGTTCTGCTAGATTCAGCTCACCAATTGGTTCTAAATTTTCGTTTTCCATAATTTTGTTTTTATCTTCCTACTTCTGATAGGTATTTAGCTTTCATTTCTTCCCAACTAATTCCAATAGCATCTATGTAGAATAAGTGTTCAGGTTTAATTCTTCCTTCATCATGTAGTTTTGTGTATCTACTGATTGCGTGTTTTTTCCACCATTTGTTGATGTATTCAGTGCCTTGCTTAAACTTATCTTTAATGATTAATTTATCTTCATCAATTTCTTTACGAAGAAACTCAGCTCCATTCTCATACATCATAGCGAAGTAAACACCTCTCTTAAATCCGTGATGGTATTCAGTTGCCTTAATACCACACTCTTTAAAAATCTGTCCTAATATCTTTTGTTTAATACCACTAACAGGCCCACTAGCTCCTTCACCGGCTCCCATATTAGCACCATTACGAATTCTTTCATTGGTGATATTATTCTGATACCACTCTGCTCTATTCTCCTTTAACCATTGATGCCAAGGGTCATAGAATTTATCATCGGGCTTCAAACTAATCTTACCCGCCGATTCTCCTAATGTTTTGAAAAGAGGGATACCATTATACTGAGAGTGGATTCCGTAAAGTGATGTAGTTCCAACCGCAATTAGTGTATCACCATATTTTGTTTTCCAATAGTTTCTAACCTCCGGCACAGTTGTCATCATAGCAACTAACTTACCACCTAAGAAGTTATATCCCAAAGGTTGAGTACATACAATTGTAGAAGCAATAGTAGTGTTGTTTAACTTACCATCAACAAATTTATTATCTTTAGTCCAACCAATGTAGTTATCTCTAACTCCCATAGCGGTTACATCAGATGCTAATGAAATCTGTCCTAATAGTTTTCCACTTACTCTATCCTTTACATTAATCTTTACATTACGGCCAGGGTTTGCTGTAAAATCCATTGTGTGAATCATACGTCTTACCGCTGCCCATTTAGTAGATTCCTTCGGGTCATCAACAATCTCAACGTAAGGGTCTAACGATTCAATTTCTTTTATCGTTAGCTCCTTATTGTTGATATCAGTTGGTTTCCATTGAGAATC